AAGATACTCAAGTTCTTCTGCATATGTCATTTTCTCACGAATGTTTTTATGTTTTAAAACAATACACTTAACAGTCAAATCTGCAAGAGTTTTTCTGTCTATGAGCTCCTTAGTCGTTACAATAGTTTCAGCAGTACCAAATAGACCTTCTAGTACTAAGCGATGCGTTAGCGTTCCATCTAGAGTACCTGTGAGTCCAAATCGGTACTTACATTGGTGTAACTTAGTCATAATCCCTGTTAATGATTTAGACTTGAACATATGCGCTTCATCACCAATGACACAACCAAAATCTTCAAAATATTTCTTTGGCATCTTATACAAAGATTGCCATGTTGATATTACAACATCTTTAGTTACTTTGCGATCATATCCTTGATATATCTTCTGACAGTATGTACCAGAGCTCCAACCATAATCTTCAAAGTCTGAATACATTTGTTCTACTAGTGAAGTAGTTGGAACTAATATTAGGGTTCTCAACCCCATCATTTTATAATAACGAACTAGAGAATATATTATTAACGACTTACCAGAAGCAGTGGGAGAGAGTAACAAAGCACGATGTCTGCTAACAGCGTGGTGTACGGCATCAATCTGATAATCACGAACTTTAAGGGATTTTCCCTTTGACTTTGGTTTAAGAGATTTAACAAATCCTGAGACAACTGATCGTTCAACATTTCTTTCATCTTCTACTTCATCTGATAATGTATAATCAATTCCGTTTCTTGAACAATAATTTTTAATGTAGGATAACAACCCAACATAGATTTGTCCTGTAGCTGGAGAGAACAAACGTATTTTACCATCCCACATACGATTTTTAAACTGTGGCATAAATTTAGCTCCAGGCACCTCAAACGTAAAGAACTCTGTTAGTTCTTGTTTTGTTGATGGGTCTAGGTCATCTAGAACTAAATATACCTCATTTTTCTTACTAATAATCATTTAAATTGATTACCCAGTATCCACCCCACAAGAGATTTTCTAACTCCCTTTGTTACAGGTCTTACCCTATGCCATGTATCAGAATAAAATATTACACAATTTGATTTCTGTTGATTCTTAATTTCAACATATCTTGGTTCTGCAGCTGGGCCATAAATTTCTAAATCAAACTCTCCACCTTCATAGTCATCATTTAAGAATATTGTAAAAGATAATTTTCTTATTAAACCATTAGGATATGGAGAAGGATGTGTATCCTTATGCCAACCATATTCTTGGCCAACACCATATTCAGAGTATTGTAATGGTTCTATATCGTTTAGGTGTATATGAGAATTAAAGTTTGTAACTTGATTTAATATTTCACCAAAAACATTCCCACATATCTGTTGGTCTTTAATCCAAGATACCTTAGAATTTCTAGTAATTAAACCACTTTCACTTTTTTTGGTTATCGTACCATCAGAAATATTTTGATCAACATTAAAATCTAAAATGGTTTTTATTAATTCTTCTGGGAAATTTACCTGCCAATATTTGTCCATCTACATCATTCCCGCTTCAAACTTTTTCCATTCTATTGCGTTCTTAATATCCCACCCACGATTGTCAATTGATTTGATTACACCGTCAATGTATTTTATAACAATTTCTAAATAACCAATTTTATTCATCATCTCAATAACTTCTTCATCAGAAGTAATGTACATTGCAAGGTCGGTTTTAAGAACTTTTAAATCAAATGGTTTAGATGCGTAAACTTTTGCATCAGCTTTACCACCGTAGTATTCCCATTTTTGACGATACATGCGTTGATAGTCTCCATTGTGTTTTTGCAACAACAATTGAAACTTTGACCTGTGGTCAAGGTATTTTGATTTTATTTTTTGATTGGTAAGGGATTCAGATGCTAAATCTTCTTGATTGCTAATTGCAAGGTCGGTTCTAGCTTCTTCTTTTAACTGGTCTAAATTCATTATATTATATTTCTCTCAAAGTGTGAGTAGAGTTGATGTACTCTTTAAGTATAGCTTGACTTTCTATAAAGTCTTAAATGTAATTTGTTAAAGCATTATCTTTTCTACTCAGTTATATTTATAAAGTTTTTATTTCGTATATTTTGTATGCAAACTCAGCAGTTGCAATTAAGTTATCAACATCAGTTGCAGCCTGTGTATACTCTAATCCACCTAATGATATTGGAAATAAATCTTGAAAATTAATCTCTACAATAGGATTATTTTTGTTTGATAAAATTATAAGGTTTGCATCAGAGTACATTGCTTTGTCTGGTGTTGCGTTTCCAACATCTCCAATGTCTGAACTAGTTGATCTTTGACTATCAGGCATAGTGGATGTTACATCTCTGTGTGCAGTAAATTGACTTCTGCTTTTAGGAAATCCAATTCCTGTCAACCAGTTATGTAAAGACAAATAATTTTCTAGGTATTCATCTACAATAAAAGATATAGAAAGATTACCATACTCAAGTTTATCTCCAATTGTAGGTATATTTTTAAATGGTGTGTTTACAATTGCTGGAGTACCAGAAATTTCAGGTACGTTAGCAGTAACCGTAAAAAATTCAACTTTAGGAAGTTGCAGTATACCAAACTTAAATTGAGTTGGACTTGCATAGTCTAACTTAGTTGGTTGTCTATCTATTGGGGATTGTGATGTAGCCATATATCTATTTATAACAAACAAAAAAAAGGGGAAACAAAAAGTTTCCCCTCTATCGTACCATATTTATGATGTTATCAATTGTTAGGGTTTGATCCTGTTATTCAGAATGATAGGATCAGAATTGTTCCAGATCACATCAGTCAAATTAGAATAACGAGTAATTATCTGTGCGGCAACTCCACCTGCAAACAGACCAGACCAACCGAGAATTACAAATCCCCAATGTAAGGGTGCGCTAAATAGTTCTTCCATGAACCAAAAAGCATGTCCCCATTCGTTTAGACCAACATTTGGCAAAATCATTAACGGGCCAGCAATTGCGAAAACTAATGGAAATGATGTACCCCTGCTATATTGTGGTAAACGAGTTATAGCATAAAGATAACTAGAGATTCCACAAACAATGTACATCGGGAAAGAACCATAAAATACCACGACATGACTAGGCGTAAAGCTAGTATCGCGTATGATTACCTGATGCCAAGATGCATCTTGTTCGGTAAAGAAACTTCCACCCCAATAAACTCCAAATAGATATACACCTAACCACATCATCCAATAGAAATAACGCTTGATTTCTAATTTTGGGTCTAGGTTATCCAATTCTTCTTTGGTGTCTCTTGTCTGCCAAATCCAACCCCATGCAATTAATGCAAAGGTAGGCATTACGGTCATGTGTACACGCCATAGACCCATCCAGACTTTTTCAAATTCTGGCTCCATAGAATCCATGCCATGACTATATGCAAAAGTTCTTTGATACCAAATCCAAAAAACTGCGACTGCTAGCATTAGTGCCATACCAGCTTTATAGTATCTGCTATCATACCACTCGTTTTTATCCCAAGCTTCTGTAGCTACCGTTTTATTTGTTTCTGTAAAAGTAGTTGCCATATTTTCCTCCTTATTTTAGCTTATCCAATCTATTTATGGTTTATAGTTTGTCCTAATTGTTAGACAAAAAAAAGGGGAACTAAGTTCCCCTTTTACCATAATTATTATGGTTTATGCAGATCGAAGTGCCGCAAAACCAGCTGCAATCACTGACCTTGGCGCAGTACCCAAACGATACTTGCTATAAGTTTGTCCATCAAATGAACTCACTTTCTTGTTGAGGAAAACTGGGTATCCCTCTGTGCGTAGTTTGCTCATAACCGCACGAACATTCTTTACACCATATCGGTGTGTAATCTGTTTTGCAGTAAGTTCTGCTCCACCAACTAGTGCGTTTAGTACTTTTTCAGTTTTAGTAATGTTAATCATTATAATAATTTCTCCTTGTTAACAATCAAATTTGATTGAAGTAATACTATAACACACTGCATGGTATAATGTCAATACCCTTTTTAAATAAAGGCCAAAAAAAAGAGGGATTCCGAAGAATCCCCCTTTTAGTAGGTTGGTTGACCCAACTCTTATTGACTTACATAAGATTTGAAACTTTCACTCTGCGATACCAAGCATTCGTATTTGCATCAAGAGATGCGTTGGTATTAACTGTGTCAGCAGCAGCAACTGCACCAGCAGCGGCAAATGGGTTAGCAGCAAGACCATAACGAGTCTTGAAACCAATCTTAGGTTGGAAAGAATTTTCACCAACCGCACGAACCATTTGTAATGGTACATATGGGCAGTAGAAGAATCCAGCGTCATAAGGTGAAGTACCCTTATATCCAACAACATAGTACTGTGAAGCAGCTATGTTAGCAGCATATGGATCAACATATACTTTATAACGTCCGTTCATAACACCAGCAAATGTGGTAGTTGTGTCGTCTACGTTTAGGTTGTTTGCAAGAGCAGGAGTGTAATCAAGTACACCAGCCATCTGAAGTGCAGAAGCAACATCAGCTGAACAGATAACCATGTTACCCTTACCCCTACGAGTCTGTTGACCAATTGCATTAGCATCACGTTCTATTGCGAACATAAGACCTTTGAATTTTTCAACTGACCAACGACCATTAGAATCTGTATCTAAATCGAAGATACCAGCAGTAGTTGTGTTAACTTGAGCACCCTTAACAGCAGTTATGTACAACGAGCGAATAACTTCGCGGTTGATTTCTGCGAGGATTTCAGAACTTAGAATGTTTGAAAGTTCTGTCTCTGCATCAAGACCATGAATTGCTTTTAAATCTTGTGCAAGTTCCATTGTGTACTCAGCTTTTAATGCACGACTAACAGCAGTAACCGTTGATTTCTCAATTGAGAAAGCCATTTGGTTAAATCCGTTATCAGCACTATCACCTAATGCTTCTGATTGTGCAGTTGTCATACCAGTTGGAGTTGTGTATGTTCCAGCTGGGGCATCATTAAGAATGGAAGGGTTAGTTCCAGCAGCATCAGCAGTTAGTTCACCAGCGACATTTTGACCAGATGATGAATCAGCTGGTGGTACGTCAAGGTCAACAAGTGCTTCAGCACCATCTTGCGATGCAAATGAAGAACGCATTGCAAAGATAAGACCAGTAGGCCCTGTCATTGGTTGTACACCACATACATCATATGCAATTAAATTAGGCATTGCACGGCGTACTAGGGAAATTAATATCGGATCCCATGTATCCATTTGTCCACCACCCATGCTATTAACAGGTGCGGTTTCTCCGAGGAATCCTCGGTCTTCTCGTAAAGCTTTTTCTTGGTTCTCTAAGATGAGAGTAGTAACTGCCCGTTTGTAAGGATCGCTGATCTTAGGAAGATCGGGATGCTCTAGGACTGGCTGCCACTTTTCTTGTAGATGTTCTGTCTGAAACATTTGTTTCTCCTTTAATTATTATACATCTTGTTTAATATAATTTATGCACTTGCCTTTTGATTACGACTAATTGCCGACAAATAAGCACTCATCGCTTCTGTCGTATCAATGTCCTTGGCGGCAGTACCATCTTCATCATCAAATGTGTGTTCAACTACAGTACTTTTAGGAAAATAACTTTCTTTCAAAGTATTCAGTTTTTCTCGGAATGATTCTTCAGTTCCAAAATCAACGTCTTCTATAAGTGATTTGAACTTTTCAATTTCTGTATCGGCTAAATCTTCGGAAACCTCAGATATAACCTGTTCACGAACTAGTTTAGATGTTTGGTTAGACAATTCAACTGATTTCTCAATTGATTCATTCAACTTAGATTCTAATTCGGAAATTTTTTCAGACTGTGCTTCAAGTACGTCATATTTTTCGTTCGGCACGTCAATGTAGTGATCTTCAAACAACTGTTTCAGTCCAGAAATAAAGTCCTCTGCAATTTCGCCCTTTAAACCGCGCTCTATTGCTAACTCGTTTTCTTTAGTCCATTCTTCTACAACGTAGTTGAGATATGTATCAACTTTTTCTGTAAGTTTTTCTTTGAAAGTCTCCATTTCGGTTTCTTTCTCAGAACCAACTTCTTCATGAATACGTTCAATTTCTGATCGTACCTTTGATTTGACTGCAGCTTCAAATATTGTTGCTGCCTTAACCTTGAAGTCTTCAGAAAGACTGTCATCTGCATTCATCAAAGCTTGTACATCTTCTTTTACGTTGATGTCTTTGATTCGTGCTTCAACTGCTTCAGCTTTCACTAATTCTTCTTCAGTAGGTTCTACTGTTTCTTTTTTCATTGCAGACATGATAGTTTCGTACTGAGACTTTAATTCTCCAGCCTTCATACCTTCCATCTTGTCATACATTGCTTTTAACATTTCTGTTTTAGTCTTTGGAGCAGATTCAGCGAAAACTTCGCCTTTTGCTTCAAATCCAGCTGCAAGTTTTTCAGGTTTATCTGATTTACCAGCACCTTTTTTCTGTGCATCACTCTTAACTTCTTTTGCTTTCTTACCTGCAACGTCTGTTGGTGAAGTTTTGGATGTTGGGTCAACTACTGCTGGCCCTCCGTCTTGCACTTCTCCGCCGGGCGTTTTCACAGCGATCTTTTTAGCTTTCTCTGCAGCTGCAGCACCATCAGTAGGCTGTACAGACGCCTCTTCTAGTTCTGCAAGCACATCAGCTTCCAGCTCTTCAATTGTTTTATCTAATTCGGACATAGGGTGTCTCCTTACCTTTTCTGTATTTATATTTATAAATTATAAATTTTTGAGGAACTTAGCAAATTCCAAAGCTTCCTGTGCATGATTTCTTTTTGCTTCTACTACATCAAACTTTTGTTTCAGGTCTTCTAACTCGGCTTCAAAGAGATGACCATGTTTCCAAACCCACTCCTTGCCTTCCATAATACCCTCAACAAATGCGTTGGGAGCAGAAGGGTCAGCAACAATATCTGCGGCTGTTGCAAGATAAAAATCGTCACGAACATAGTTCGCACCGCCTTTTTGGTCTAAACTACCCATTCCTCTAGAGGAAACGCCTAGTTTTGCACCTTCATCCATAAGACTTTTAACAATTTCACCCATAGGGGTTGACATTATTTTTGCCTCACCAATAAAATTCTTACCATCTGCTTCTAAAGAGGTAATCATGTGGGATACTCGTTCCAGATTGACCGTTGGGCCCTCAGGATGTCCTAGTTCGCCAAATGCACGATTCTCTTTAATAAAATTCTTGTTATATTTAGATACTTCATTTTGAAGTATTTCCATAGGATATACTCGACCATTACGATTTTTAATATCAGCCTGCATAAAGATACCACGAATTTTGTAGTTCTTACCACCGCCTTCTTTTGCTTCGGTAATGTATTCTACCTCGTGATCTACTGCTTCTGAAAATAATCTAACTATATTCATACTTCTATCCTTTAACTGATATTATCAAAACCAGATACTTTTTTCATTTTTAAAATGATAGTACCTACACATGCACCATCATTTTCGATGTAGATGTCACCAGTAATACCACTACCAGCATTATTTGCTAAACTAGGCAATGATTGACCACCGGCATTGTAAGTACCATTACCATTTAGTGTTAGTGCAGTTACGTTTGATGTAGCGTCCCATTCAATCTCTGTTACTGAACTAACTGTCCATTGGGCTGCAACAATAGAAACTCTAGGGTCAGTTGCAGCTCCTGCTACTTCGGACACATCTACAACTTTTAATGCAGTTCCATTTGTTCCAGAAATTGTATGTTTCGTGATAAGTTCAAAATCTGAATCTACTAATGTTTGTGTTACAATGGCCATTCCTGACTCCTAGATTGATAACATTTCTTTTTCAAAATAGTTTAAAAGTTCTTTTTCCCGAACTTTAAAACTTTTGGAAACGTCTGTAATAGTTCTGTCAAAAGTATTTAGGAAATCCGAAGGTTTAGAATCCATTTTCTTAAAAATCTGGTCAACTGCACCTTTCATTTTTGGAGAAAGCTTTTTATATGCTTTGGATTTTTTATGTTCATCCTTTTCAACAACAGATGAATATACCCCTTCAAATTTTTTAGTCATTACCTACTTCTTCTTCTTCTGCGGCCGCATCTTTTGCTTGTTGAACAAATGTCTTTGCAACTTCTGACCGTTTAGTTTCTAGTGCATCTCCAATTTTTGATGCCATTGCAGTTTTAAAAACTGTTTCTGCTCCTAAGTTATTTCCTGCTGCCAATGCATCTACAAATTCTTTACTCATTATTTATCTCCTTCTTTTTTAGGTTCTTCATAATCAGGCATATCTTCTGGGGATACTATAGCTCCAGTAGAATCTTGTGGGTATCGAGTAATACCATCACTACCATCAGGAACACTAATACCACCGTCCATAGGATCGACAGAAAGTTCCTTTTTAATTTGCACATTCATATCAGCAATTTCTGCATCATTCATACGCAAGACTTTCTTTAATACATATTCTTTACTAAAGAAAGTACCAATATATCCTTGAATTGAATCAA